AAGTATAGTAATAACACCAGCCTCTTGAATACCAGTAAACTGTACTCTATTCAAGAATATAATTAAGTTTTGTACATCATCCTCTGTAAGATTTATTTCTTTTTCATTCATATGATCATCTCCTCTCATAATTTATTATACCACTATAACCCAAGTTTTACCACGTTTTATATTAGATATAGTAGAAGGGTTAACACTGAACATTTCAGCTAAGTATCTATGCGTATACCCGAGTTCTAAACAACCTTTTATTAATCTTACATTCTCTTCTGTTAATTTAGCTTTTACTGATTTTTCACCTTGTCTAGCTATACTCATTCTTTGTTTTGCTTCATCAGAAGCTTTCTTACCTTTATTATGTAATATACTATGCTCACTCTTAGTCATCGCTATCAAATTCTTTGGGGCGTTGTCGGTCCTTATACTATTAATATGATGAACTACATATCCTTCTAGTATGTTACCATTATGTTCGGTATAGATATACCTGTGTAACATACCCAATTTAGGATTATATAAATACCCATTATTACTCATGTACCATTTCTTGTTATCGTAAATCATTGTCATCAGCTCCTTATCTTTAGTATACACTAACTTTTGCATTAAAGACAAGTCTAAAGACTGTTCAAACTATTCTTCAAGGCGTTAAAGAAGTTAGATGTTACCTTGTCTCCAGCTGATACTTCATAAGGTGTTGTTGTAGGTGGCGACATTGCTAAAATAGCATTCCTAGCTTCATTAACAATAGCTGCTGTCATAGCTGTATTTATATATACCGTAGTAAACGAATAGTTACCTAATCCTTTATATACTCTAAACTGATTAATTCTTACTCCAAATGCATTCCATTCGGTTGCTGTTAGAGGCTTTATACGTTTATTAGCATTGTCTATAACTATTGATCCACCTGTTATTACAGTAGTTGTCCATGCCCAATTAGAAGGTCTATCGGTTATAGTAAATGGCCACGGTGAAGCATTTACCCAACTTGAATATGTTGTATATCCTGATTCTAACCTTCTTGACCTTACTTGAAAGTATTTAGTGCCAGCATCAATAGTATTAACATTATAGTTATAACTTGAATAATTATTTGCTGTTTGCGAACTATAAGTGTAATCCCATGTACTACCGTTTTCACCCCACCTAAAGTCCATACTTGTTGCATTAGAACCCCACGAATAGTAGATATACATATAATATCCTGTATTTATTGTAACTGAAACATTAGAAGGTGAACCGGGTGTCGTTAAAGATTCAGTGTAAGGGTATGCGTATTTCCAATCACTCGAATACCCACTTGTTGTATTACGCAATTTTACACGCACTTGATAATGTGTTCCCGGTGATAACGAAGGTACAGTATATGCAGTCGTTGATTGCGAATGACTATTGGCATAATTTACACCATACACACCCCATTCCCAATCTACTGCCTGATAACTTCCTGCTGCTCCATTTGCCGCTGACCTAAAAGAAATTAACGTTTCAGCCGTAATAACATTACTCGTAAGTGTAGGTGCATTATAATAAGTTGTATAATCCAAATATCCCTGACCAGCCGAATTTTCAGCAGGTGCTGAATAATATCCATCATAAGTTGCTCTTACTGAATAATATTGAACTTGATTATCTGCTAATCCTGTAAAGGTTATCTGATTACCCGAAGTGGAGTAATTAAAGTAGAAATAATTATGTCCTGCATCATATTTATAAGTTGCTTTTATAACGCTTATGTCATACCATTGATAATCAACGTTATTTGTAGAACCCCACCACTGAGTTGCTCTAGCACCAAAAGTTAAAGCAGTAGTGAAAATTATAGTTTGATTTGTTACACTTTCTCCACTTATAGTCGGAACAGGTAATTCACTTAAAACTACAGCTCCAGAATTTCCAACATCGTACCACACACCACTGTATTTAGCGCGTCCGTTTATGTAGTATTGATATCCGGGCGTACATGTGAATGTATGAAAATAATTAGATGTCTCTCCTGAGAATTGCGTATAAATCCAAGCCGAACCATTCCAATAGTATAATTTGAAATCAAAAGCATCATATTCATACCACGGGTGGGTTAACTCTTCCACCCACCCGTCTATCCGGGTGTATCCATTGTCGGTAGTAGTGGTTATAGCCAATTAATTCACCTCTTTTTTTATGTAATATCCTTTTGAAGAAGATATCCCCTTCTTAGTTTGGGAAATCTTTTTCTTTTGTTCATCACTCATAATGAAACCTTTACGGCTCGTTGTCGTTAGTATATACTGATAAAGGATTAATTGCAATACAGTGAATAAGATAAAATTAACTTATTACTAAGCTACAGATCAACCAAATACTGCTGTAAGATTCTTCACTGTGGCATAGTAAAAGTCCCATTCATTTTGACAATACCATGTACCTCCAGCTCCGTAACCTATATTAGAACCTTGAAATCGTATTCCTGCAGTTCCGTCTAAATTATTAATTATAGCCATCAATTCAACATTACTATCATATAAACCTATATCATTATATGTATCATCAACGTTAAAACCACTTTTAGCACCTACGGCATCAAAACCTTTAATACCATCTGCACTAAATTCTAATCTTTCCCCACTTGCTGCCGTTTGGATAGTAAAACCTGTCATAGTACCTGCTATAATTTGATCAGCTATTATACCAGAACCGCTCATCATCAAATCACCTGCTGTACTTCTAATACTTAAAGCACCACCTACAATCTCAAGACCATTACCTGTAAGAGTAGCATAATGTGTACTATCTATAGCTGCTTTAATACCAAACGTACCTTGTGTTACAGTAGAAGGTAGATCTGATACTATATTTAATGCTGCATTGATGATAGCTACTGCTGCCGCTCCTGTAGCTTGTGCTCCGCCAGAGTTCCAATAGTTTACATCTGTATTAACTAGATTAGCTGTAGCTATATTCCAACCTTTTGCACCATTCTCTACAACTGTCTTTATTGCTGCTTCTTCGAGTTTAGCGTTCCAATGACTTGCATCAATAGTGAATTCAGAGCCTAAATCTGCATCAACTATGATCTTATGAGTAGAATATACTCCATCTTTAGTCAATTTAAGACCAGCTACTTCTCCACCTGCTAAATCACCTATGTAATACATCTGTAACCCATCAACACCTTTAGAAATATATCCTCTATTATTACCTTCACCATCACCAGCACCAAGTACAAGAAGTGGTATATCAAGTCCATCCTTATCGGCTACAACTCCTATAGCCATCTTAGTAAGGAGAGGATCACCTGTTTTGAAATTAATAACTGTTACATCATCAGTAATCATAGACGTAATTGCTCCAAGTCCCATAGCTATTGAAACCCATGCTGAATCATTCCAATAATACTGTGAGAAGTCATTAAGATCTACCCAAACCATCTTAAATTTAGGCTTAATTGGAGCACTATAACTATATACAACTCTTGGGTTGGCTGCTCCCGATAAACTACCAAATCCAGCTCTCATTCTAGCCATTGTAATTCCTCCTTAATAAACCATAAAGTAATCTTTATACGTCACAGGACGTTGAGTACTGAAATCGTCACCATTACGTAAGTATAATGATAGTTTACAATATAAGTTTTTGTCTGCATTCATAGGATCAAAAATCTTAACAGACTCTACAATCCAATAAGAAGCACCAATATTTAATATATCTAAGTGTACAAGCATCTTCTCTCCTGGACTGTACCCAAGATGATCTGTTTCAAATGATAGTTTGTTTGGTATAGTACTTTGTTTCTTTAAAGCACTCTTCAATATAAGATTTGCTGTGTTGAATAATACTATTGTATCACCTGGGACTTGTCCTGTTATTGATGGTGTTACATAGAACATGTTTTCATTAAATATTCCAGATATAGTAGCATAAGTTGCTCTTGTTAGATTCCATACTATATATCCTGTATATTGTCCATGACCTTCTAATCTTATTTGACCGGGATTAGTAGTATATTCTGGATTTACATGAGATTCAGCTGTATTGTAGCTTGATTCATCAATAGAAGCATCTCTTATTACGTTTCCGTAGACTCCTGTACCACCTTCTACATCTTGTTTATTATTCATCTCTGTCAAATTAGTATTATAGATAATTACTGGATTACCTCCACCATCTGGACCTCCTGTGAAGAACATTTTATTAGCATATGCATCTAAAGTAGAACTGAATAATAAATCACGTACCGTAATGACAGGTAAATCCCTGTCATCTAAATTATATCCTGTATTTACAATAGGTATATCATCGACAAACCATAAACCAGCCATATCATCAACAAACCATTGATAGCCGGACATAGAAGCACATCTATCTAATACTTCACCTACTGTTATACAATCGTCCATCCAATCATCATCTAATGATGCTCCGATTTCCATATTATAACCAAGATATATTCCTTCAGGTGATAAGTAACGATTTATCATATCAGCTACAATAACTCTACTTATAGTACCTATATCATATTCAATCTTGACAGTTCTCCTCATAGCAATTTGCATATAAGTAGATACCTGTATTTCTAATTCTACGATATCCAATGATAAATCAGGTAATCTAATATCAATATTAGTTATAGTACCATAGAACATATCAGAATCAAATGACATTACTTTGAGTCTTTGCCCTACTACGGGCCAAAAGTCATCAGACGTTGCTAATATAGGCCCCATTCCTCCAGGAGGTATAATCCTACTGTTACGTGTAAACATAGTAAATCTTACTGTACTTTGTCCTGCTATTTTCTTTTCATATTCAAATGTACCAATCTTAATAAGCTCAGAATGATCTATCCATTTATAAAGTCGAATATTGTCTCCTTCTGTTTGACCAGTAATTGATGTTGATTTAATATTAAAGTAATCTAAACTAATAGAGGCCCCTACTACACCAGAGCCTCTTTGTTCTCCAGAACGTCTAGTTGTATTGACCATCATATCCCATTGCTCCATACCATGACCAACAATATTTATACCATCAGGATCAGTTCCAAGTAATGCTTCATAAGTACCTTGATACTCAAGAAAATGACAACTCCAAGCCATTTAGACCACCCCATTAGCTTTCAAGACTACTGCTGTAGCTGTTGTAATTATACCACATATAACTGTTATAATCTTTACCCAATCCTTACCTGTTATACCTGTACTTGATGAATGGGCTATATGTGCATCAAGTTTCTTTTCAATCCTAATAATACTGTCGTACATAATTCTTTGAATATTTAACTGCTCCACCTAAACCACTCCCTTTATATCTATTATATCATATGATTGGCCTCTTATGTTTCCGCCCTTTACTAGCTTCACCGATCTTACGTCTAGTTTCCTCAGATATAAGCGGTCTATTCTTAGCTGCTTGTGATAACTTAGCTTTATGTTCTTCAGATTTTGGTTTACCTTTATGAAGTTCCGATATTTTAGCTTTAGTTTCCTCAGATATAGGCGGTCTAGCTTTTGCTGCTTCACTCATCTTTTGTATAGTTTCTTTACTAAATATCCTACCTTCAGGCCAAAGTTTTCTTCCTGTATTCGCTTCAGATATTTTACGTTTACCTTCTTCAGACATCTTGTAACCTTTTCTATGAAGTCTTGAATGATTACCACGCGTCATTAATACAAGATTTGATGGAGCAAAATCTGTTCTATTTTCATTCTTGTGATGTACAATATATCCTTCGGGAATCTTACATCCATTATGTTTTTCCCATACATACCTATGTAACATACCATAAGTGTCGTTCTCCCAATATCCATTATGTTCATACCATTTAATATTATCATATACCATGTTAAATGCCTCCTTTTTCTTTGAGTGTAACATAGTATATGATAATAAACAAGTATGATATGATTACGTTCCAGTGTTAAGTCTTATTTTCTGTACTATTCTATCGGTAAGCACATCTACGAGTTGAGGAGAGACAATTGAATTACCGGTGACATTTATTATATTGTTTTGTTCCCATTTAACTTGTGCTTCAGCTACATTCCAACCAAGACTTCTTGCTTCTTGATATTGACTAATTATCTTAGCTCTTTGTGCATCTGAAGCATGGGTTAAAGCTTTAACCATTCCATATCCTTGCATACCCATTTTCGATAGTTCGTTAGCCATACCTGCAGGAACACCTTGACCTTGTAATTTAGATAGATTCTTAGTCCAATCTTTCATCTCAGTTAAGAACCTATTCATTCTAACCATTAATTTATATGGACTAAATTTCTCATAAGTTACTTTCTCAAAAGTATTACCCATATTTACAAGTGCATCAGTTACGCCCATAATACTTTCTGCCAATCCTTTTGCATCATCAGTAGCTTCTTTTAATGCCTTTGCTGCTTTATCTGCTCCCTTTTTACCCTTATCGCTACCTTCACCTGAAGGATCTTTTGCACTATTTGTAGCTCCAAGTAATGCATTACGTTCTGCGTCTGTAAGTTTAGCCATACCCTTTTTATTCTTTGAAGCAAATCCAGCTAACATTTTATCAATTGAGCTTACATCAATAGGGGTAAGTAAATCGTTCCATGCAGTATTTGATGCAGCTGCATTGGATCTTATTGTACCCCAGAATCCTTTTATAGTATCTCCAGCACCATCCCAAGTTTTAGTAATCTGACTAGCTATTGCATCGTTTTCTTTCATTAAAGCAGTTAGTGTTTCATTTTTACCAGTAAAGGAACTTTTTATTATAGCCCCTGGATCAAATGATGGTTTACCAAATAATGATCCTGAGATTCCAACTTCAGGAAGTATAAAAGCTGATCCTGCTCCTTCTGGAAGCATACCCATTATAGCATTAAATGAAGCTATAAATGGATTTAAGAAGAATGCTGTAATAGCAGTCAACATCATTGAAGCTGCCCATTTAACCATATCAATCATTCCTGACCAAAAATTATCCCATGATGAAAACAATTGACCTGTCATTTCTACTATAGAGTTGAATGCACCTTCAATAAGAACTCCAATTCCTAATGCGACAGTATTGACTATTACAAGTATTCCATAAAATACAGTAGCAACTAAAGTTGAGAAGCCTACAACAACTATTCCAAGACCAAAGAATGTAGTACTTAAACCTAACCATAGTATTTTACCAGCACCATATACTTTGAAGAGCATTACACCAACCGATAAAAGCCCTTTTAGTAATCCACCTATCTTCTGAGTAACAGAACTTATAGAATTACCCATGTCAACAAAAGCTGCTTTACCTTTAACGATATTTCCACCCTTTAGATCTGGATCAGACTTTGATTTACCACTCTTGAAATCACTTCTTGCTTGTCTTAATTCTCCACCGCTCATTGGTCTATCAGGTGTTGCGGCTACATTAATCATGTTATCTCTTAATCCAATAATCCATAATAAAGTAGATCCTATTTCTTTTAAAACAGGAAGTATATCTAGATCAAATGCATCAGCTAAATGTTGCATATTAACATCGTTCGCTAGTTGATCAAATAAGTTGATGATGTTCTCTAACGCACCTTTAAGTGAATTAAATAAACCTTCTGTAGCTTTACCTGAAAAGATTCCTATTTTATCAACTAAAGTAGACCATCTACCAGCCATAGTTAAAGATTGTTTCTTCATCATGTCATAAAATCTTCCACCCTTTGATGTTGCATCTATCAAAGCCTGTGTAACTAAGTCAATCGATATAGCACCGTTTGACATTGCTTCTTTTAGATCACCCATAGACTGAAGACCTTTTAGTCCTGAAGAATCTAATAGTTTACGCATTGCCTCGGATGGTTTTTTTGTAGCAGTAGCTGACATTTCAAGAAGAGGATTCCATCCTGCATTGATTAACTGTCTTAATTCTTGTCCTTGTAGTCTCCCCATGCTGTATATTTGTCCATAGGCATATGCTATTAGGTTTAGTTTCGTAGGAATACCCTTAGATACATCACCAAGCATTCTAACGGCTGCTGTGACTTGTTCTACTTGATTACTAGCACCTTCTCCTATACCATAACCTAATAGATAATCTGCTCCTTTAGCTACTTGAGGCATAGTGAATGGTGTAACATTGGCAAACTCTTTCAATTTTGCCATTAATCTATCAGCGGATTTTTCACCATAATCAAGTGCATGACCAAATCCTTGAAGCATAACTCCATATCCAACTCTCATTTGTTCTATCATAGTATTATATTTAATACCCACTGTTACTATCTTAGCTATTAAAGCAGTAAATCCTACAGCAATTAGTGCTGCTATAGTTAATCCTATACTACCTATTGCTACAGTAGCAATAGTAGCCATGCCCATAAAAGCTCCGCCTAATGACCAAAGACCTCTACCCATACCACCCAAAAAGCCAGATAATCCAGTTCTTACATTAGAGAATAAGTTACTAAATATATGACCGATACCTCTTGCTGACATTCTTAATTGTATACCCATTTGTCCAAAAGCAATACCTGTATGAGTTCCCATAAGTTGAAAGTTTCGAAATATAGTACGAATACCAGTACCAAAATGATTCAATATTGGTCGTAAACTACCTAATGAAGATTTAATAACATCAGCCATAGTTCCAAAAGGTCTTGTAAGTATATTAGCTAATGTACGATCAATAATAGCACCTATATTTCTAAAAGATCTTGAAACAACTGTACCGATATTTCTAAAAGGTTTTGTAAGTATATTACCTATATTCCTAAAAGATCTTGAAAGTACATTGGTGATATTCCTAAAAGGTCTTGTAAATACAGCAGCAATTGAAATACCTGTATCTTTGAATATATCAACAAGAACTCTAGAAAGTCCTCTTATACCTTGAACTGCTCTCTGAAATGGTGCAAGTAATGCGTCTTTCATCATCCATCCTATATTATCTATATGACTAAATACTGTTTGTATAGAACCACCTGTTTTATTAAACACAGATTTGATAGTATCACCTATCATACCTAATTCTCCACGCACAATTCTATTTAATGAGCCTATTCCACTAGATATACCAGTAAACAAGTTACTCAATAATGAGTCTGTTTTTACAAATATACCAGTAAATAAGTTACCCATAGATGAGCCTATTCCACTAGATATACCAGTAAACAAGTTACTCAATAATGAGTCTGTTTTTACAAATATACCAGTAAATAAGTTACCCATAGATGAGCCTATTCTACTAAATAAACCACTCATTGTTGAGCCTACTTTATTAAATATATTACCTATTGTTGAACCAATATTACTTAAGTTACCAATTATAACGTTTTTAAGTCTTCCAATAGCACTAGGTATAGCACTTAATGGTGTGATAAACATAGCTTTTAATGCTAATGCATTATCTTTAGATATTGACCATATAAGTGTTGGAAGATCTCTAAATTTATCTATTGCCATACCAAAACTACCAAAAACAATCTGATTCATAACACCACTTGTTGAATTTTTAAATGAACTCATAGCTGACGTAATTGCTCCAATACTATTCTTAAAATTTGAACCCATCTTTCCTACACTTGTACCTATGTTTACAAATATCTTCTTAATGCTTTTACCACCTAACATTACTCCTAACAATGAGTTTGTTAAAGCATTAGAACTCTGTGTAACACTAGTAAAACTTTGAGTTAAACCACCAGCACCCATAGATGCTCCAACAAATGAACCAGCCATATTCTTTAATGCTGCTGATAGACCGTTTACCTGTGTAGTAGTTTGAGTCAATCCTGGGATTAAAGAAGTCTTAGATCCACTTGAAGTTTTTAATGAATTCAATGCTCTTTGTAGTCCAGATAATTGAGCCTGTACTTGTGAAGCATTGGTAGTAATATTAATATTAGCTGCTCCTAATGACATAAAAGAACACCTACCTTTCTTTAAAATAGAAAGAGGAGATTTATCATCCCCTCTTTTGTGTTAAGCTATATTCATCTAGGATGTCGTCTGGTACTTTTATTCCTAAAATTATAACCTTTATCCATCTACGTCTATTTTTCATAAACTTCTGATCTTCAGTCAATAGAGAATCATCTTCTGGTGGAGGTAGTTTAGTCTCTCCAAATAGTGGCTTAGTTAATATATCTGCTATAGTAGGTAATTCATTACCTGCGAACGACATTCCTACATAAGCTGCTACGTGCCAAGCATTAAACTGTTCTTCCTTTAAAGATTCTTCTTTCTTGAACTGATAACCATTCATCATATTAGTATATTCGTTATGTGTAAATTCATACATTTCATGAGGTGTTAGTCCAAGATACCCGTAGGCATCTTTTTCTAACTTATCCCAATCCATCACTCCGGCTTGGGTACTACTGGAGTGATCTGCTCGTTTTTTGGTTCTACACCTTCAGTCTGTATAGCTTCTTTAGGTTTCTCTACTTCCAATAGTCCGGGCATATCTCTTTCTAGGGTTGCATGAAGTTTATTCTTTACATCAACAAGATCACATTCATTAAGGAGATCTGGAATACCTGCTATTGTAAGGTCTGGATCATCTTCTTTTAGTGACATTAGGATTAAGAATTCCAATGCATCTAATTCGGACATTCCTTTTCTTTTATCTGCTGTAGTATCGATCTCTCTCATAACCTTATACCCAAACCTCATCTTTCTAGGTTTATCCATATCAATCTCTGTCCATATCTTAGCCATAATTACCAATTCCTCTCATATTCCATATTTGTTTAATCTCGTTATCTCTTATTGCTATTATGCAGATACTCTAACAAGTGTAGAACTTGAAGCTATACCTAAGTTCTGAGTAATTACACCAGTTACTGAGTCGTCAAGATCCGCTTTATTAACTGATCCTAATCCATAGTAGTAAGAACCTAATGTCTGATCTAAAACAAATTTAAAGTGTTTTGTAACACTAACTGCTATTGCTATAAGATCAAGTATATCATCATCCTGTAAGAAACCATCTGCTGTCGCTGACCATTCTCCAAGAGCTCCTATGATTCGTTTCCAACCATAATCAGGATCATTTGTTGCAACAAATTGAGTTACATCATGTACTCCAACTGAAGTATCAATTGAGAACTTAGTAAATCCTGGAAGTAATGCCATTGTGATATAGTTTGCAGTGATTGTTACTGCTGCTACTCCCGGAGTTGATGCAAAGGTGATAGTACCTAAAGCATAGTTGATAGTATAGTCGGCTACCGCTACTACAGAACCATCATACTTAACTACAGGAGTTATAGCTGGGTCCATTGATATGATAGTCTTAGCTGTATCAGTGATAGTAAATACTGTATCTACAGCACTAGCAGTAGTAGCTTCGTCTGTCATCAATGTTGTTGCTGATTCCATATATAAGGCACCTAATGTACCTGGTTTTACACTTAAAGCCATTGAAAATCCCTTCTTTCTATTTATTTTATCGTATTATGTCTTGTCTTAGAATGTATCTACTGCGATTGCTCCATCACTTTCAAAATCAAAAGAGAATGTAGCTACACCGTTTACTTCGTCTGTAATCGTCATCTTAGTGATAATTGCAGAAACAGTTATAGCACTTGTGTCATCTACCATAAGAATTAGATCAAAAGGCGTTCTTGCTTGGTAGTTAGTCCATAATATATCTTGACCTGTAGTATCTCCTCCAGCAAGTGTACCTGTACCTGAACCTGAACCACTTTTGATACCTGTCTGTCTTCTCTTATCTGTATCACCAAATTTAGTAGTGTCTAACTCTGCACCAGCTATAGATAGTTTCCAGTTATTAAGATATGCAACTGTATTAGCTCCTATCATAACAGATCCTTCGTTTCCTGGTAATGCTAAACTCATGAAAATCCCTTCTTTCTATTATATTTGTATTACTCAGTCATAACCTTATAAATCATAATAAATTCTGATCTATCTTTTATATCTGATCCCATAGGGACAATATCTGAATCTAGAAACATGTTTAAGATAGTTGAGCCTGTAGCAAAGGAAGTTTTAGGTAAACCATCTAAAATAGCAACTAGGGCTTCACATCTTGCTTGACCTAAATCATATGATGTATCTCTTATCCTTATCTGTATACTTGGTTTGCGTATTAAAGCTTGTTGTTGTCCAAATACGTGTTCACTTGGTCTTCCTGGAATTTGTGTTATAGTACATATATTGTCGGGATCATCTGGGAAGTTACCAATATATATGTTACTTTCAATGCCTATTAATGATTCTATATTCTCTAGTAACATATTATCCTCTCCTTCTATAACAATCTGCTTATAGCAGCCATTATACCACTCTGTATTGATGCTTCTGAAGATGTAAATGCTCTATACAAGAAATGTTGCTTTGCTTCTACATATATAGCATATTCTGCAGAGAAACCTACTGTTGAAACAATTGAACCACCTGAAGCTATTGTTTGTTCATAACCAGAACTTTTTAGAAATCCAGTTATTACAGGGCAAAATATTTGAGCTTTACTTAACATCATTCTGGCTTGTCGCTGTTGTTCTATGAATATAGTCTGATTAATTTGTCTGATTAATTCTGGTATTTTTGATGTTACTTGTACATTGATTTCCATAATATTTATACCCTCCCTCTTATTATATTATACCAC